TTATACGGTGTTAAAGAGACTGGAGCCTGTAAATCTTTTTACGGTTGCTCATATATTCTCCCTTTTCATACATTTCGTGGTCTTTGCATGGCCCCTCTTGTTTCGCATACTAATGGTCCGATGATTGCTGGCTTTCACCTGGGTGGAGTTGAAAACTCCCCCCAAGGTTGTGCTGGCTTGTTGACCATTGCGGAATTGGATGCAGCTCTTGTGCAGCTCGCTAATATGGATGGCGTTTTGCTGTCCAAAAGTTCCGGTACGGTTGAGAAAATTGTTTATGGTGTGCAATGGTTTGAATCTGATAAGATTCACCCAAAAAGTCCCGTAAATTTTCTCCCGTTAGGAACAAATTGTGAGCTGTATGGTAGTTGCACCGGTCGTGCAAAATACTATTCCGAAGTCGTTTCCCTTCCTATTTCCCAATCTGTTTGTGAAATTATGGCTGTTCCCCCGCTTTGGGGAAAGCCTAAATTTTCAACCGCTTCATGGCGTGAGTCTCTTTTGTACTCGTGCCAGCCTACTATAGGAATGGAACCTTCTTTACTCGAAGGTGCCTATAAAGATTATGTCTGCCAATTAGATAGTATTTTGCTTGATAAGAGGTGGAAATCTTTGATTGATGACACTAAGCCATTGATACAGATGGAAACTGTCTGCGGAATTGATGGTAAGCGTTTTATTGATAAAATGCCACCAAACACTTCTGTAGGTTTTCCATTGTCTGGCCCTAAGTCACAATATATAGATTTGCTTGATCCTCAGGATTTTCCTTCTCATAATTGCCCTGCTATTCTTGATCCCATGTTTTGGGAAGAAGCTATGCAGTGCGAGAAGAAGTATCTTGATGGCGAACGTGCCTATCCAGTATTTAAGGCTTGTCTCAAAGATGAGCCCACTAAACTGGACAAGGATAAAGTTCGTGTTTTTCAAGCATCTCCTATGGCCCTTCAATTGTTGGTTAGGAAATATTTCTTGCCCCTCGCTAGACTTTTGTCGTTGTTCCCACTGAAATCTGAGTGTGCAGTTGGAATTAATGCCCAAAGTCCCGAGTGGCATGAAGTGATGACTCATGTTGGTCGTTTTGGTAATGATACTACCTTAGCTGGCGACTATAGTAAGTATGATTTACGCATGCCTGCGCAATTAACATTTGCTGCATTTCGCGTTCTACTTCATGTTGCCCAAAGGTGTAATTATACCGAATATGACCTCATTATTATGTCTGGAATTGCAACGGATGTATGCTATCCGCTGATGGCCTACAATGGCGATGTAATCCAGCATTATGGGTCTAACCCTTCTGGTCAAAATCTCACCGTTTATATCAATTGCATTGTTAATTCTTTACTTTTCCGATGTGGAGCTATCGCCCTAATAGGTGATCGCTTCACGAGTTTTTCGGATATATGCTCTTTGATAACGTATGGTGATGACGCTGACAGTACGGTTAACCCAGACTTTCCTGAGTTTAATCACGTATCTTATGCTAATTTTCTTAATCAACGAGGAATTGTTTTCACTTTGCCTGACAAAACAGGAGTTCCGACTCCTTATATGTCACGTAGTGAATCCCATTTCCTCAAGCGTGAATCCAAGATCCTAGGTGATACAGGAATCTTGTGTGGGGCTCTTGAAGAATATTCAATCTTCAAGGGTCTCCACTGTGTTTTGCGCTCTAAATCTGTGACCCTCGCTGAACAATCAATTTGTAATTTGAATGGCGCCGCCCGTGAATTTTTCTTTCACGGTCCTGAAGTTTATGAGACTCGCCGTTTGCAATTGATTGAAGTTGCGAAATGTCACAATTTTCTTCCATTATGCCCAGATCTTCAATTAACTTTTGAAGATAGACTGGAGAAGTGGAAGGAACAGTACACCCCAGACCTGAAAAGTCTTTAAACTTATGATAATCCGGTCGACGATCCGGTATGTGCATATCTCGTCCTTGTATTATTGGTTACCTGTTGTTGTAAATTTTATGTAGTTGTATATAATTGCTTGCTTAATACATGAGACATCGCCCTCGTGCGGTACCCCTATTTAGGGGAGTACATAGTCTGTACAAAAAACTTCATATTAAATATGTTAATAAATGTATATATATTTTCTTATTTTTCATTTACCATGAATATGTCTATATCAAAAAGTGTTGATCAGCACTTAGAACAAAATGTAAATTTTAATGATCAAACAGCCGACTGGGTTTATAGAGTACCCAGTCAACCTGATGATACATTCTGTGCAGCTGATGCGCAGGATGCTACTCTTGCAGAATTTTTCTCTCGTCCAGTTCGCATTCATGCTTTTGCGTGGACTCCTGCTACGCCGGTTTTCGAATATATTGATCCTTGGAATTTGTTTTTTACAAATAGAAGGGTTGTTAATCGAATCAACAATTATAATTTGTTGCGTTGTAAGCTCCATGTTAAGATCGTATTGAACGGAAACGGGTTTTATTATGGTAGGATGCTTGTTTCCTATTTGCCTCGTCCTAATGAGATTTTTGGCTCGCCTTTACCGCGCGCCTTTGTCGCACAGGATCTTATTCAAGCTTCCCAGTTACCCCATGTCTACCTTGACCCCACAACGTCGCAGGGTGGGCAATTGGAATTACCCTTTTTCTGTCCTAAGAATGCAATTAGTATTCCTTTGGCCAACTTTGATCAGATGGGAATTATTGTTCTCAGAGATATGGCTCAGCTAAATCATGCTAATGGCAGCACGGCTCCGATTACCGTTTCCGTGTTTGCTTGGGCTACAGATGTTACCCTGTCCATTCCTACTTCCGCTCCTTGTGGTTCTATTATACCGCAAATGGGTGATGAATATGGTACAGGTCCTATATCTAAGCCAGCTTTCACCATAGCTAGAGCTGCCGGTGCTCTTGCGAAGATACCGGCTATTGCTCCTTATGCGAAAGCTACGCAGATGGCTGCTAATGCCACTGGTTCAATAGCTTCTATTTTTGGTTACTCCCGTGCTACACAGGAAGAGCCTTCTCGAACTATTAAACCAGAATATGTTGGTGTATTGGCTAATACTAATACCCCTGACAATGCCACCAAGTTAACTTTGGATTGCAAACAAGAAGTGACACTGGACCCCAGAGTCGTTGGGTTAGATTCCGCTGATGAGATGTCTATTTTGTCTTTATCTCAGCGTGAGTCTTTTCTTACTCAATTTCTCTGGAGTGGTAGTGATCCTATCGACTCCGTCTTGTATGCAAAACACGTCACCCCTGTGTCTTTTGACACATATTCTACGGGTTTGACTCAAGAGTTACATTTGACACCATGTGCCTTTGCCGCTAATCCGTTTACGTATTGGCGTGGCACTATGAAATTTCGGTTTCAAGTTGTTGCCTCTGCATTTCACAAGGGGCGAATTAAGATTGTTTATGATCCTTATTTGCTCCAGTCCCTATCTGTTGGTGAATACAATGTGAATTACTCGCATGTGTGTGATTTGGCTGGAGAGCGTGATTTTACTCTTGAATTTGGGTGGGGCCAAGTTAGTTCTTGGCTCCCTATTCAGGATTTGCAATCCGCTCTCGCCTATTACCCGGCTGGTTCGTATGGAAGTTTGTTAACTACGCCTTCCCCTAATATTGGGGCAAATGGTGCTTTTTCCGTAATCGTAGTAAATGACCTTACATCCGCCAGTGCTGATGTTCCACAGGTAGTTGTGAATGTTTTTGTTTCCACTTCTGATGACTTCGAAGTTTGCGTTCCCTGCTGTGAACACTTAGCTGGTTTGTCTTGGTCACCGGGTATAACAACCTCAGGTGGTCCAGGACCCGGTTTTGTCGCGCAGATGGGTGAGGAAGCTGATCCGGTTGATACAACAACTGAGTCAGCTCCCACTTTAACGCAATCTTCGAATTCTTTGGCGCCGCCTTTGCCTATGGATCATACTCTTGACGTCTTTTTTGGTGATCCTGTCGTTTCATTTCGGCAGTGTCTCAAGAGATACCAGTTTTCCCGTGCTTGGCAGCCGCTGTATACAGGAAGTAGTGGTTATATGTGGTGGCGATTAATTGTCCCCGATGTGCCCCTATATTATGGGGCCGTCGGCGGCGCCATTGATATGGCCCTTAACGATTCCGCTGTAGGCGTTCCGTGGAATTTTGTTAAGGTAACGCTACTGAATTACCTTCTTCCTGCTTTCGCAGGCCGCCGTGGCGGTTTGCGATGGAAATATCATTTGCAAGGTATAACCAATGCTCCGGCTTCTCTTTCAATTACGAAGGAGACCGATGGGCTTGGTTATTATACTCACTTGAACTCAGGTGTTGGATGGTCTGAGTCGCAATTTAATGTTGCGGCTCAATTCTGTGAGGATTTATTTCCTAACACTTGGTGTGCAACTCATGTCACAGATGTGAGAAATAATCCGGTAAATGAGGCAGAAGTGCCTTTTTACTGTTTCGATCGCTTTTATCTCTGTCGCGATACAAATATGACAGGGGTCGGTAGAGGCTCGACATCGTATCATAAATTGACCGCCTGTGTTTATATTAACCAGAATCAGGACAATCCGATTATGACGTCTTATGTCTCCATCGCTGAAGATTTTAACCTTTATTTCTTCTGCGGTGTACCGCCAATGTTTCTGGTACTCGAACCAGAAGCATTAGTTATATAAAGGGGTCCCTTTTTTGGGACCGAGCATGAAAATCCTACGTTAGTGGATTAAAAAATCTCGCTGGTGATTAGCGAGTGGGGCTATAAGTCCCGGGAACAAGATTATCTTGTATGCCGTCTAATTGAAATTATTTAAAGTTTTTTCGGAAGACGGCGGTCTTCTTTTTCTTTAAATAAACAATCTCAATTTTAGATAGCAGAATCCTAAACTGTAAAATGTTGGTGGTGTTACACGTTTCAAATCGTAGCACGGCACCACCATAGGAATCACGTGTGCT